TGGTTGTTCCCATCTCCTGGTTCGTGGCATGGTTGACCGACCGGGGTCTTTGTGACAAGATTCTTTTGTCCCCGGACATGGAAAGGGTGTCATTCGAAGTACCAAGGGATTGTGTGAGAAAGGCTCTGACTCCGGATGAGAAACCACCGGAGATAAGGTTGAACTTGTCGGACGTTCTGCGCGACGACCCCACAGAAACAACGGGCCCAAAGCGCGAGGATGGCCGTCTCGTCTACCTGGGCGCCCACCCTGCGTGCGAACTTTGTCGCCATGCAAGGGCCCATTTGGGCTCTCAATTGGTGGCTTGTGGTTACCGGCCCGACTCAACGGTGACTTGGACCTTATCTCAAGCGGAGCTGGCCGCTTTCAAGAACGATCTCATAACAGCGGCCACAGCCCCGAACTGTCCAGACCATCTTTCTCGAGTGCTTCGGGAAGCCTATGAAGCTGTCCCTGCTTCAGAGGTGACTTGGCAAGGAAGATTGGAATTAGTGAGGGCTGGTCCAGGTTGTGGGAAAAGCTTCTATGCTAGGAGCCTGTATGACGACGACACCCTCATCGCGGCCCCTTTTTCCAAACTGAGAGCCGATTACATGTCGCAGACCCGGGACGATGGGTCCAAGTATGACATGTTATTTAAAACCACGCACAAGGCCATGACGGGTCGCGGCAAAGCCAAGGTGTTCTTTGATGAGTGGACCAGCATGGACTGGAGAGCTATGGTCATCATTCTCGCCAACAACGGGGCTAAGTCCGCAACTCTCTTTGGAGATCGTCTGCAGACTTGCATTCAAGCTAACGAAGGGGTTTTTGCGGGTCTCAAGTTCCAGGACTCTGAAGTCTCGTCGCATGAGCTGTTGGTCAACTACCGCAACCCCGCCTGGATCACAGCCGTTCTGAACTGTGACTATGGATACCACATGAGAGCGAATTCGGAGGTTGTGGGCAAGCCCGTCTTCCTTCCGTTAGCGGAGGCTGCGGCTCAAACCGACATGAAGGTCATGAACTTCTCACACGTCGCAGCTCAATTCAAGATGGACCAAGAAACAGACACTGTGCGTGCCAATCAAGGTGGGACTGTTGAAAGGGTGGGTCTCGTGGTTTCTGACGCTGACAAGAACCTAATTCTCAACGATCAGCTTTTCCGTGTCGCCATTTCAAGACACAAGGTGGACCTGACCATTTTTGTGGAGATCGGTACTGAGATGGAGACCCTAATGCGCGCTAAGCTGCATATGGACGACGAAGAATTTCCGAGGAAAGTGCGTGCTCTTTGCGATCCAGACTTCGAGCATTTGATCGTAGAGGTTGAGGACGGCCCTGGTCTTTCTGAACTTCTCAAAGATTTCTTCTCGTGTGATGACGTGGAGACCAGTGAACCTGTCACTTTGGCTCCGAAATCCATGGCTGTCAGCGACGCTTGTCCGGACCCTTCTCTGAGGGTCAACTCGATCTCCAACGTCCACGAAAAGGACAGGACTTTCGACAATGTCGAATGGTGCACCGCTGAGGTCTTCTCCTCGGTTTCGCTTCAGTTGGCGGAAGAATTTAAAACCTACGTTTTAAATCGTAGCGCCGCTTATATCGTCGGGAACTACGTCAACCTCACAGCCATGAGGGACTTCGCCACGATCAGAGGAATTGGTCTTCTGATTGTTAACAAGTCTCACGAATTGTTGGTCGACGTGCCGCCTGGCCCGAATGATATAGAGCTGAAGGTGGTGTATCATGACAACCACGTTCAGGTCGCTGGACAAGACGATCTGTGGAGGTTCAACACCGTCATCGTCTCCTTCGAGTCCAAGTTCTTGACTTCCAGCGCCTCAATGGGTCATCTCACGAACCCAGTTTCTGCTGAGATCCCAGTTTGGGAAATAAAACAGAAAGCTGAGCTCTTCGACCCTGTTCTCCCTTCTGATTTCGTTCTATATGCTGCTTCCCGTGCCGACCCCTCGGTGCCGGTCAGATACGAGCATTTTGCAGTTCTCGCAGGCAAGTGGAAATGTGAGGATCTCCTCGTGCCGGTGGAACACGCCGACATTTCAGTCTCACAACGTCTCGTCTCCGAATCGCTTGGTCTAATTGATGTGCGTGAATCCTACAAGCCCATCGACAGTTCTCCTTCTCTGGAAACCTTTCGGGAGCCCATCACACAGCCAGCTAGAGACTCATTTCGCTTCGGAGAAACCTTTTCCCCAGTATTCCAAATATACGACAGGGAGTTTCTGAACGAAGACGAGGCTCGAATGGGGATGCGAAACATTCCAAGGAACGGTGAGCTTTCTGCGGACTGGTTAAACCCCATCAATTCACGGGGTCACCCGATTGATTTGCGGAAGAGATCCTTGCGGGGTTACGCTCTTTCTATTGGTGAGGGTTTGAGGTTCTTTGGCGACTCTCGATTCCAAAGCCTGCAAGCTGTTGCGCAAAGATACTTACGAAAACGTAAGGTCTTTCGTTACAACCAGCAGGCCGAGAGTTTCGCCCACGATATCGCGGACCAGTTCATCAGAGAACGTCAAGACCCAGTTGTTGTGGATTTCCACAAGGAAGCTGACATTGTCAGAGAATGGGAATTCGTGTCGCTTCAAAGAAACTACAACACACGACGGCTCGGTGAAGGCGAATTCGACTCCATGGTGATCCGTCACCATTTGAAAGACATCTTCAAGCCTACAAAAGATCTCCGAATCTCTGGTGGCAACCCCTTTCTTCTCGATGCCGTCAATCTCACGAAGGCTGGTCAAGGGATCTCCGCCTGGAGCGCCGAAGCCAACATTAAGTTTGGCGCCATCACTCGCATCATCAACCATCGATGGCTGTCTTCCCTGAAAAGTTGCACTACGTACAACAACAAATTCTCTGAGGACGAAATTGACGCCCAGCTTAGGGAAAAATCAAGGTTCAGACTGCCGGGAGCAAAAACTGGGGTTACCGACGGTGCCGAATTTGATGCGATGCAAAACAGGTTCACTCAAGAGATTGAGCGCAGACACTCTTCGTACCTTCTCGTCCCAAAAATCGTTCTTGATGCTTATTATGAGCATCGGAACGATTATCGGATCATTGAAGCTGGTCTGTTCTCAGCACGTGCAAGGTCTGAAAAGACTTCTGGAGAACCTGGGACCCTTCTCTACAACTCCCAATTGGGAGGGAGTGTCTGCAATTCAGCTCTGAGAGGTATCGGCCCTTCCACAATGGAAATCCAAGGAGACGATTCCAAGAAAACTCAAGTGGGTCTCCAACAAGATTCTAAGTTTGTAGCCAAGTTGGCCACCTACTCAGACTTTAAGTTGAAGACCAGCATTGGTCGGAACCAAGAGTTCTGTGGGAATGTTGAAGTGGATGGCACTTTGGTGCCATCTGTGCATCGACTCTTCAAGAAACTGAGCGCCCAAATATTCCCAAGTTCCGATCACTTCTATGAGTACAAAATGTCTCTGCTTGACAAGATTGAGCGTGTGCAGAAGGTTGGGGCAAGTCTTGTAGTCGCCGCCAGTGCTTCGGCTGTGAATGTGCCGTACGAGGAGATGGATTGTTTGTACGACTTTGTGAAGAGTTTCTCTCACTTGTCCTACAAACAATTCATCTCCATCGCTCGTCCCATTCACGCCTCCACGGGCACTCCCGCTTTGAAGATGTGACTTCCGGGATTTCCGGTCTCGCCACTTGTTTCAGGTGTTTCTTTCTTTTCTTCTTCTTTCTTTCTTTTGTCGTGTAACTCACACACGACGGTTGTGATTAATAATGTTCACTCGCGATTTCGAACATATCACATCATGCCTTACGTGATCCTCAATTTCGACTCCTTTGCGGCCCTGGCCAATGCCAGGTTCTACAAAGTCAGGAGCGTAAAGGCCATAGTGAGAACACTCTCTCGGGTGGATTTCAGTGTTGTGGACTCTCGTCGTGAAGGGCACCGTGCCTTCAACGACTTTGTAGATAAAGGCGTTGACGGCGATTCTCTCTTTGGCAAGGATGTGAGGTTCGTCGACAACGATCTCAGCGACATCTACATTTCTGACGCCGATGGCGTCACCCAAGCTCTTTTGGTGTCGATCACCACTTCATTAAGCTTCCGTCAGACAAACAAGGCCAAGGACACAAGTGCCGGCACAGGGTCTGACAAACATGAAGGCAATGTGGAGATCGCTTTTGATCAGGGCGTCCAAGATAGCACGAAACGCTATGAGGAGCTGGTCAAGCGTCTTTCCACTCTTGCCAATGATCCCGGCATGGTGTGGCGCCGTGGCTCTTTCGAGGAGCGCATCGCCACTTGGTCCCAGACCGGGACACAATGACTAGCCGACACTCCGACGTCAAGGTCTCGTACGTCTTCTGTTAGTGGTCTTTTGGGATATCTATTCCCGTTTAATGAGACAA